CGTGGAGTTGTACAACGCAGGCGCCAGCGTGTCGGTGTTGGCCCAGAGGATGTTGAAGGCGTGGGTTTTCTTCCGGCCGCCCTCGTACAGCTTCCACAGATCGTCGGCGTCCTTGCGCCACTCGCGCTCGACCTGTTCAGCGACCGCCAGTTCCGCGAGCCAGCGGCGCACGACGCCACCCGGCGACTTCTCGATCTCCGCGGGGGTCGTGATGCTGACGGTCTCGTCGGTCGCCATTACTCAGCCCCCAGCCGCGCGGCTCGCCGCTGCGCGATGATCTCGTTGATGGTCAGTTGCGTGGACTTGTCGAAGCGCACCGGCTTCGGCTTTGGCACGGCGCGCACCCATGGGCGAGCAGAGCACGCATAACGCGTCTCATCGCCCGCGTGATCCTCGCCGTCCGTGTCCACGTCCTCGGGGCGCTTGTCGTCGTGTTGCAGCGCCGGGAGCGTACGGATCGTGTGCGTGCAGGTCGAGAAGAAATAGATCATCGGGCGATCGTCTTCACCGACCAGGCGCTGTCTCAGCAGATCCCAGCCGCCCATCGCACCGCGCGCACCGACGCGCGCATTGTCGGCGCGCTGGAAGTACACCTTCCGGCTCGCCATGCGCTCGGCGATCGACGGCCCACCGTCCTGCGCGAATGCGGCGGGGTCCAGCACCGACATGTCGATCTTCTCATCGCCCGGCTCGCGCTCGAGGATGCCGTCCGCGACCGCTTCGGCGGTGAGCTTCAGTCCCACGTTGGGGTTGTTCGGCTTCATGCCGTACCACTCGCGGTATTTGATGATCGCACCGCGCGGATACTCGGCGAACTCGCCATCGCTCACGGCGTACCAGCCCACGCTGAACGGCCGCGCACTGCCCCAGTCCATGCTGCGAAAGCGCACCCAGTGCTTCGGCAACTCGAGCGGCGCGATGACGTGCTTCGCCATGTTGAATTCGCTGAAGAACGCACCCGTCACCACCGACCAGTCGCCCTCGAGCCAGGCGCGCACCAGCTCGGGCGAGCCCGAGGCTCTCAGGCGCGAGATGTAGCCGGGATCGTTGTCGAGCAACTCCCGGTTGTCACTCACTCGCGCCGGGATGTACACGCGCTCAAGGCCCGACTCATCATCGACGATGACCTGATAGCCCATCGGCGCGGGGTCCACATAGCGCGCGCGCACCCATTGGTGGCCCGGTCCACCCGGATTGCCTGTCGCCCTGAACCCCACCGGCACGCCGGCACTCGAGCGCAGCGTGGCCATGAGCTTCATAATCGGCGCGGCGTTTGGGAAGTTGCCGATTTCCTCGACGTAGACGCGCGTGTAAGCGTGGCCCTGATAAGCCTCCGCGTCGGCGTCGTTGTCGAGAAACGCGAACCGCAAGCGGCCGTTGTCAGGGAACCGCCAGAGCTTGTCGGTTTCGTGGAATGCGGCGCCGAGCTTCGGGTACAGCATCTTGCTGCGCTCGATCGTGTCGTAGAGTTCGGTGCGCGTGCGCCGGACCATGAGGCCGCTGGCGTTCTGTCCGTGGCGTGCTGCGTGTGCGGCGAAGTCTCCCAGCACGCCATCTGTTTTCCCCCGCCTCTGGCTCCCCCGAAAAATACCTCGAACACGGGGCAACTCAGGAGTGCGGTTTGTGGGCCAGGCTGGGCACGCCAGATGACTTCGCGTTCTGTGTCAGCCATGCGTCCACCGTCTGTGCGACAACCGGCACCTCCACGAGGTAGTGCGACACCGCGAGCCTTGAATCGACCTCGAGGCGCTCGCCGTAACGCTTCGGGTTGAGCTTGGCCGCGCGCCACTGCAAGGCGGACAACACAACCTTCGCGGCCTGCGGGTCCAACTCGCCCGACTCGACGCGATCGGCCACCCCAAGAATCCGGTGATCCATGAACTCGGCCTGGGCCTCGCGCGCACGCGCGCACCGCGTCTGAAAATCACTGCGCTCGTCCATCCAGGCGTACACGGTGGCGCGGCTTGGCATGTCCGAGTCTTCGCAGATACGCACGAGCGTCTCACCCTGAGACAGGCGGTCGCAGATTGTCGCGGCCAGTGCCGGGCTATAGGTGCTCGGGCGTCCCACGGGGTTCTTATGCCCCAGTCTCGGTCTCAGGGGAATCGGGTGGACGCTTGTTGACCAGCCTGCGGTACTCGCGCTCGACGCGGCGGATGGTGCTCTGGGAGCAGTTGAACTCCATCGCCAGCACCTTGAGCAGCCCCTCGCGCCAGCGCAGGCGTCGCTCGAGGACAATCGCTTCCTGCTCCGGGGTGAGGCGCTTGGAGGTCATCGGATGGCCCCAATGGCCTGCAGGGCTTCCTCGGGCGTCCTGACGACGTAGACCGGCAGGCCCTTGCGCTGGCACTCGGCAATCGTCTCGGTCTGCGTGGCGCGGTCCTTGCGCGGCTTGCGCTCGCCTTCCCGTTTCACCTCGAGCAGCAGGAACCGGCCGTGAAACGCCACGAGCAGGTCAAGCGGCAGCGACAGCCGCCAGACGTGCGCGCCGGCGGCCTCGAGCGCCTGCACGATGGGCCCCTCGTTGGCGTCGCGCTTGGCAGCTCGGCGCCAGACGGTCATGTGTCCTCCCGGCTATCTTGCTCGCAGAGTTCCCGCGCCTCTGCGGCGGTTTTCAGGTTCGTGGCGACGAGGTGCGAACCGTCCTTGTGCTGCCTCGTTTGCCAGACCTCGAAGAAGCCCCCGGCGTTGCCCTCAAAGCCGATCGCGCAGATTGCGTAGCAACCGCATTCGGACTTCTCGGCGTACTTGTCCACGCGGGTCCAGTTCACCGGAAGTCCACCCCGTAGGCGTCTGGCGGCAGGTATTGAATCGGGCCTGGCTGAAACTGGTTAAGGCTGAACTGGCGCAGATTGCGATGGAACCACCCGGCCACGTCGCAGCACGATCCGGTCCCGTGCCGCTGCTTGCGGATGCTCACGAGCATGGGCGTCGAATCACCCGCAATGCTGGTTTCATTGGCCGCGCGGCGCACGAACAGTACGTTGTCGGCCAATCGCCCGAGGTCTGCACTGCCGGCCACGTCGTTGATGTCCGGCGCTTGGTCGGCGCTCACGAGCTTCCGAGGATGCGCGACCAGGTGGATATGCACCCCAGACCGGCGGGCAGTGGACGCCAGCGCGGTCGCGAATTGCCGCTGGGCCTCCCAGTCCGTGCTGTTCACGTCCAAGCACATGAGGCTATCGATGATCGCGTGACGCACCCCGCGCTTTGCCAGCACCCGGATCGTCGCGAGGATCTGCTGGTGATGCGCCAGCCCGATCACGCCCCAGAGCTTCAGCCGCTCGCCGTGGGCGTACATGAACCACTCGAGATCGGCCTCGGTCGGCACGTCCTTGCCCGCCGCTACCCCGGCGAGCCGCACCAGCAGATCGCGCGGGTGTTCCTCGAGCGAGGCAAAGAACACGCCGCCCGACTGCAGCAAGTGGCACGTCATCTGCCGCAGTAACGTCGTCTTGCCGCTGCCAGGGAACCCAGACCAGATCGTGACGCCACCCGGAAAAAGCCGCAGATTGTGGCCCTCGGGGTCGAATGGGGTTGTGCTGTAACCGGCCTGCTGCTTGATGAATCCGTCGCGAAGTTCCGTGACGTTCTGGCCGTTCAGGTCGAGAATTACCTGCTCCGGGTCTACCGCATCCTCGAGGAACGTCGGATCGTCCTGCGTGACGAAGATTCCCCGCAAGCTGCCGCGCTTCAGTTGCTCCACGGCTCGCCCCCAGTGTCGCAGTCCGTGCAGATCGCCACGAACTCGCCCGCGCATTTGCACCACGCGCGCAGCCGTTCCGGGCGGGCCTCGCGCAAATCAATCAGGCGCTTAACCCGTGCGGCCTTGTCGCAATCGTTGAAATCCAACCGCACGTCGAGCCCAGTCAGCAACTCCACCGGCATCCGCTCCCCGGATTTATGCAGGATCGCCACGCACCCCACGTCCCGCATATTCCGCGCCAGCATCCAGCGATCCGTGACGTACACCGGAAGGTTCGGCCGCAGCCCTTTGCGCCGAAGTTCAGCGAGATCGCCCCATGTCACTGCCATTGAATCGCCCCCATGCCTGGAATTGTTTTGCCTGCCTTCGCGTATTTGCCAGAATCCTTGCAGGTCCGAATCCAGTTGCGCCAAGCCGCCTGCCAGTCAGTCCGCGGGGTTTTGAACTCGAAGTCTCGGAACCGCTCGGCCTCGGCCTCCGCGTTCAGGTCCACGATTTGTGCTTTCGCGTATTCGAGATCCGGCTGGAACTCTGGCGGGCATCGTTTAGACGCCTTCCCGCTGCGAGCGCGGGGCGCTTTAGCGCCCTCTCTCTCTGCTTCTGCTTCTGCTTCTGAGGGCGGGACTTGCCGGGACTTATCGGGACGGGTCGGGACAGGTCGGGACAATCGCTTGCGGTCGGCGTCCCGTCCCGACTCGGTACGCTCCCGGTCGTACTCAAACCGACTCGCCTTGCGGCGGTACTTTTCGTGATTTAGAACGCGCCACCCGAACCCGCGGTCAGGCAATGGCTCAAGCCTTCGGCCGTCGTTTTCTGGCGTCCTGCTTGATGGGTCCGGCTCGCAAAACCGAGAGATGGCCGCTTCAACGTCGGCCTGCGGAATGCCCGACACGGTGGCGATGTAGGACGGGTGCGCGTCAATGATTCCGCCGCGCTGCTGCATCGCCAGGAGAACCAGCCAGACGGGAAGGTCCGGGTATTTGCCGCACAGCGAGCCTTGGAAAATAGTGTCGAAGACCGGCGTATACCCGCTCACGCCACGAGCCCCCGCTCGCGCTCCATTTCGGCCACGCGCTCGGCGGATCGCCGCAGCACCAGATCGCGCAGTTCGTCCCAGACCTTGCGGCGCTCAGTCGGCGTTTCGACCGTTGCGAGCCGCATCGCGGCGAATTCGATCTGGGCCTCGAGCGTCAGGTCGGCGGCGTTCATGCCGCGGCCCTGGATTGCCGCCGCAGCGCCTCGATCACGACGAGGTGTTCGAGGATCACGCGCGGCGGAATCCCGCGGCGTTTCCAGTTGTTGACGCGCTGGCGGAAGCTCACGCCATCAGCGATTCCCAGCAAGCGCGCAAACTCGCTATCGCCACCCGCGGCCTCGATGATTGCAATGGATTCTTTAGGTGTCATGGCGTAAAAATAAACCATCCACCACCCGTTGACAAGTGCTAATTCAGTATGTTTACATACACCTAAGCCGGACGTTCCGGCCGGGAGCGAAAAGATGAGCCTCGCAGGCAAGCAGAACACCAGCCAGTACCACCGCATTCAGGCGAGCGTCAGCCGGCAGGCTGC